GAGTGTATATGATTCTGGTGTCGAGTCCCTCGCAAAGGGTAGGTCTACTACTATATTTGAGAGAGATGCAAGGATTATGGCTCTTGAAGTATATAACAGAGCATATAGAAGAATTCTAAATAATGAAGCAAATAAGGCTCTTCTTAAACTAGCCAGAGATGATAGCAGTAATCCATTTGCCAGGATTAAGGAAGGCAAGAAGGATAAGATTCCTCATGATTGGAGGAAGATATATCTATACGAAGATGGGAAGCGTAAGGTTCTCTATCTGTCTCCTCAAATGAGTAAAGAATGGCTGGTGTCAGATCCAGAGACAGCTTATAGATTTTCGCAGCTCGTAAGATATGCTAGCGGTGCTCCTATTCTTAGATCATTCGCTACCGGAATTAACTGGGGATTTGCTTTAGCTAACCTACCCAGAGATATCATGCATACCTTCTTTGCGGCTAGATATTTCGAAGATGGAAAGTGGAATAGTATATATAGTACTCACCTCCCTGTTTTTAATCTACAGATGTCTAAAGACCTAGGTGCAGTCTTTACTGACGCAGCTCTTAGAAAAGGTAGATATAATGACTATATTAATGAAGGCGGTGGAATGGAGTTCCTCGTTCATCAGGGCAGGCTTCTTACAAAAGGTAGGAAATTAAGCAGTAATATAGACAAGGTTCAGGACTTTCTAGGATACTTTGGCGAAACCTCCGAATTACTAACTAGGCTAGCAATTAGAGAAAGAATGATAAGATTGCTAGCCAAGAAGAGGGGAATGTCTGTTGAAGATGCTAGAAAGAATAAGCAGATAACAGAGGAAGCTACATTTGCTGCCAGAGATTATATGGACTTTGGCGAAGGAGGTGGAATAACTAAAGCTCTTGATACGGGGATACCTTATCTCAATGCATCTATTGTTGGAACCAGAACACTATTCAGATCATTCAAGCCTGGAAGTGGAACAGCTCTAACGTCATCTTACAAGCTCGCTCAATTCGCAGCATTAGTCACAGGTATATACATAGCTGGAAATAAGATGAGTCCTAAGACTTACGAAGCTCTTCAAGGCAGTACTGATATGCAGAATAATATATGTTTGGCGCTTGGAGATGCTTTTGGGTTTACAGATAGTAATGGACAGCAGAGATATATATATCTCAAGCTTCCACTTGACCCTTCGCAGAAGTTTTTCAAAACCCTGTTCGAGGCAGCAACTGACAAGTGGCTTGGAAATCCTGTGGATGTAGAACGAGTCACTGGAGCACTTAAACAGTTCTCTCCTGTCGGAACTACTCCTGCTGATGTGCTTCCTCCGACTATAAGTGGGGTCTTGGGATATATGTCTAATAAGGACTTCTGGCTCAATGAAGACATATGGAAACAGACTAAGCCATTCAGCTACCCAGGCAGCTCTGAGGAATATACTAGTAGAACTCCACAAGTATTTGTAGATATAGGGGAGAAGACTGGACTTAGTCCTGAAAGAGCAAAGTACGCAGTTGAGGAGCTAATAACTAATGGCACTGTCTGGTCATACTTGTTGGGGCAGGGCTACGATGCTATTTTTGGAGATATGCCGAAGAGGAGAAAGGAGCAGCATATAGCTATGGTACTGGCAAGGATGCCAGTAATCAAGCGGTTCATAGGTGTAACTAATCCTTACTCGAAGTATGCACGAGATATTGATGTTGCTGAAGAACAGAACGTACTGAAGAATTTTGTGGAGAATAGAAACTTCGATATCTTAGTAGAAGGCTATCTCTACGGAGAGCCTGGAGAAGTTAGCAGACAGGATATTATCAAGAATGCTATGCAGTATAAAGATAGAGATACTTATAACAGACTCCTCGATAGATACAGATTCGAATTAGCCATCAAAGATCTTCCGGAGAAGAGTTTCTGGAGACGGATGAAGGGACTTAGATTGGAGCCTAGAGCTAAGATATTTGTTAAGAGATTCCTTGAGTCTGATGAAGAAGGCAGAAACCAGTTATGGAGAGAGTATTCCATAGTATCTAGAGCTAAAGGGGTTATATCTCCGGAACTTAGGTCCGAAATCATGAAGCAATTAGAGGCTGAGAGGTGGCCTGAAATATTGAGTAAATAAGACGATTAAATTATTTAATTATCTTAATTATAGTATCTGCTCCAGGTCTCTTGATTAGCTGTACAAGTTTCATACCCTCCAAGGTCTCTATTAACCTATTCAAGGTAGGCCTGTCAGCATCGCTTTCAAAATGCCTAGCGAATACATAGTATGGAATCTCATCTGTCTTCTCGGTCTTAAAGAACATAGTAGCTCTAAATAGTAGATCTGATATATCACTCTTTCCAAGACCCTTAAACGTCAAAGCCATCTTTTGTTCTGCCTCTACTAGAATATCTATTGCTCTTTCTAAATCATCTGCTGTTAATACTAAATCATGTTGTCCATGACTAGCAGATAATATCATTGCTAGTTTCATTAAATGAACTCTACGTCTTCCAATATAGCCATCAAACTTCTGGTCTCCGAACGGAGGATTTAAGGCAGCCTCTCTACACCAGCCATCCCACATTAGCATAAAGTCTTCAGTCCAACTAAATGAACCAGCTAGTAAAGAAACCTTCTCAAGATCCCGGACTAGCAGATTAAATAGTTGCCTTTCTCTCTCAGTTTCGGTGGGAAAAGTAACTAGTTTAGCTGGCTTCTCTTCATATATAAATATAATGCGAGATGTCAATCCTCCACCTATAGATTCATATGGGAGAGATGACCTGATAAGGTCGGGAGTAGTTCCGCCTATGAGATTTACCCAGACTCCGTTGATTCTTTCGCTGTCTCTCTTAATAGTATCATAAGTCCAAGTTTCTTGGCAGTCATACCAATTACATAGTGTGGCCATCAACTCGTTGTTATGATAACCTAGAAATACGGTGAATTCTTCTGAGTATATTGTAAGAGATGAATGAAAAGACTGCTCTCCAGTCTCAGGATTGATGTCTGTTAAGTTGTTGTCTTTAAGTTTTCTAATAAGTGCTTGTAAGCTGGTAGCCTGAGCACTCATCTTTATTGCAGGTACTTGGTTTATAATCTTCAGTCCAGGTGCCATAGCACTACCTTTGCCAGTTGCACTAGGGCCAACTAACACTATGTATAAATTAGGATACCATGTTAGAGTGGTTCCCCAATCTATTCTAACTTTTCTCATTAGTGCTGAGGCTAAGCAGGATATTCCTACCCACTTGCGAAACAGTACAGGAGGTTCCGAATTCTCTGTATACTCCATAAAGGCGTCTAGCCAATCTGGTAAGTCTCTCTTAAGATCTGCCATTAGGAATCTTTCTAGATTTAGATAGTATCAAAGATAGTTGGAATTAGATCTTTGCATTGTTCGAGGAGAGGTATCATTAGTTCTCTCATTTGCGGATGAGCCGCTGGAGCCGTTCTAAGCTTAAATATATGTCTCCATTCTCGAAAGTTGGCTGTGACAATTACTTCTGTCTTAAGAGAATTAGGGAGGACAGACCGAGCTTGTTGAGGTGACCAGCCAAGATCTAGTAAGTCTCTATAATCATTCTCTGCAGCAGCCATTGACTGAATCCATATAAGTGCCGCGGAATTAGGGTCAGCTTTTATATTATAACAGGAAGAGCCTGAATATTCTCCTTCCTTAATAACATTCCTCAACCAGACTGGAATGACGAAGGTTACCCCTCCCCTGTAATTGCAAAATCTGGTACTCTCTTGACTAAATGCACAGAGTCTGTGTCTCACCAACTCGTGACTTATCCCTCTATCGCATACGAACTTCACAGAGAGCATAGAATGCTCTATTACAGACTCATGCCCTTTGTTTATGATATCTCGAATGAAGGTGTGTCTGTCACTATCTGCCTTATGTTCGGACTTATAGCAGGTTCTTGCGGCTGTTTCTATTAGTGCTAAGTAGCTCTGACCAGCATCTGAAGTTGCCTGCATAATCTCATAGCTAGGTCTTATTAATCTCATTGTAAACCTCCTTAATCTTATCTGCGAGAGAAGATGGATTGCTAGGTATGTTCTTGCTTTTAATTTCTTTCATCTGCTCCTTGCACATATTGAAACCTATGGATAGATCTACCGGAGTTGGGATTTCTCTGTCATGCCAATACAATGGTTGCTCTAAGCTTCTTTTAATCCTTAGAATTATATTAGCATGTTCTATCAGCGGAACAGAGGCAGGTATCTGAAACACAATACTGTCATGTATTTGAGCTAGGAGCTCTACATGTTTAAACCAGTTTTGGTTATAGTAAATGAACTCTATCCCCTGCTCGTTTACCTTATCGGCAGTAGTGGATTGTGGGAGCTGTGCATACGCTTCGCGATAGGTGGCGAGACAGGCACTTCTAGGAACTGTCCTAGACGGAATAATAGGACCTAGGAACAGACGCCGCCTACCGAATAGGTTGGTTACAGTCCTATCCTTCATTAACATCTCTTGAATTATTACATGGTAGCCTCCCCTTATTTGAGGATATCCCTTGTGAACTTGTTCTAATATTCTCTTAGCATCGACTTCGGGCATCTCGTTCTTCAAAGCAAATGTTTTGTATCCTATGTCGTAGTTAGTTGCATGATTGCCTTTCTTGCCCCAGTAACGTTCGGACTGTCTACCATCACCTAAAGGTGAGGAACCATCTTCAGCCGATATCTCGTCATAAGGCTTGCCTAGAATTACAGATGCAGTGAGTCTATGAAGATCTACTCCCTCTTCAAAAGCTTTAATCTGAGATATGACTCCTCCTACATATGCGACTATTCTATTTTCTATCTGAGAAAGGTCGAACGCATAGCCTATGTAACCCTCATCGAATAAGAAGAACCTCAATAAATCATGAGGCCAGTTTTGTTGATTGCCTCCAGTCCCGAATATAGTCTCACCACTTGACAATCTCCCAGTTTCAGCTCCGACAGGTTTGTAAGAACTTCTATACCTCCCGTCTCTGTCTATCTTTCCTATGTTTAAATAAGTTGAAATTCTCTTATTGACCCCTCTTATATCGAGCAGGATTTGAGCAGCCTTGAATCCTCTTCTAGCTATACGCTTTAGTGCATCGACATCTGATGTAGCTACCATCTGGCCTTTAGAATTTCTCTTCTTATAAGGCTTGATACCTAGTTCGTCGTAAAAGTAACCCATGACTTGTTGAGGAGAGTTAGGATTAATATCATAGCCGACCTCTTTATGAAGATCTTCAATCAACTTATCTACTTTCTCTTGTTGAGACTCTTTGTATCTTAACATTCCGTCTACGTCAATTCTTATTCCTCTCTCAGCCATGTATATAAGAGGCTTAATCAGCTTCCTTTGTCTATTGTAAGTATCAAGATTATTCTGCTTTACCAGCTCCTGAATCTGCTTCGGGTGAGCCTCGTTAGGAACTATAGTATCCAGCCCATTATAAGTCCACCACTCTTCCCAAGAACCCGTTCCCATCTTTATCCACTGCTTACCATCATCTTTGTAGTAAGGGATGTCAGTATACATTTGACATACTCTATCTAGACCAGCACCCAGATCTGGAAAAGCTATTTTCTGTGCTATCTGAGTGCAGTGGAGCTCTCCTCTTGGAACTATGCCATATTTGTGAAGAAGGAATTGAGTATCAAATATGAAGTTTGCTCCTCTCTTGGCTATCCTTTCCTCCTGTATGATTTTAGCCACCAAAAGCATAATCGTGTATTCTTGTTCTATAGTGAAATAATCTCCTTGTTGATATCTAAATGGTATGCAGATGGATTGAGTTGAGCTATATGCAAAGGATATGCAGTCAACTTCTCTGTTGATTACCTCAATGTCGATATCTATGGTCTGTCCTCGAAGACCTATTTCATAACACTTATTGAGTTCTGCTACAGCCTGTTGGAAAGAAGGTCTTATAATAATGTTTCTGCCGGCTCTAATTAGCTCGTGAAACCCTGATTCATGCTTAGCTTTTATTAAGTCTGCTACTATCTGAGGTTTATTTATAAAGGCGAACTTAGGAGGGATGAATGTAGCTGGGTGGAATGTAGGAACCACTTTCAATCCAGGAACTAGTGTTGACTCTAATACTGACCCTCTCCACTTAGATATACCAGAGCGAGAACACAGTGCTATTAGAGGAACATTTCCTGTAGCTACGACACAGTTGAGATTCAGACTTTTTAACTCATCTCTGAGCTCGTCTATGTAGGACCAACCATCCTTAGATATGGTCCAGGAAGATCTTGAATAGTTGACGTTTATATAGTATGCTAACGGGTGATCTAAGTCCTTAATGACATTGGAGAGGTATAGTTCTTGTCTAGGTATTCTAGCCATTGCGAGACACTCATCCAGGCCTTGTCCTGCAGGTCCTATGAATGGGCGAGGAGGTCTTCCTCTGACCTCCTGAAATCCTGGCTGTTCACCTACAATGGCTAGTTTAGCCTGCCTATTACCAAACCCAGGGACGTATGTTCTTCTCATATATCCTCCAGTTAATTAAATTATTTAATAATCTTGGTTTGCTGTTAGACTTCTTGAGACGGAGTAATTTCTCCCAAGCTATTAACTCTAACTAGGAAGCTGTCTCTATAGCCCTTGCTTAGTTCGAATCCTAGGCCAGTCATCCCTAGCTTATATGCTGATATGAGGCCTGCTCCAGAACCGAGAAATGGAATAAGAATTCTGGAACCTGGGAATGCAAAGGTGTTATAGATTTCCTCCATCAACTCTATAGGTTTCTCAGTTGGGTGGGTCTTGTTTTGCGGAGGTACTGGGCTAAAGTTGAATATGTTAGATCTACCAGCTTTATTCAATACTGGAGTACCTTTCCATGCATAGAAGAATGTTTCATAGGAGTTGGCTAGACGGGTTTCTGGACTCATGGACTGGGCTGAGGGCTTGGTCCAAATGCCTACTAGTCTGGTGGACTTAAATCCGGCGTTGATTATCTCGTTATAGACTGTCTCAAACCAAGGTTCAGGACCAAACCACCAAATTAGCCAGCTATGGTCTGTCATAACTCTGTAGCACTCCTTGAGTACTCTCGCTATGAAGTCTCTGTAATCACTTGGGTCTATCTCGTTGTAGTCCTCACTGACTAATTTACCCTTCTTTACTCCCTTAAGATCTATCGCATATGGAGAGTCGACTTCTACTATATGCATAACACTGTTAGGAATCTTCTTTACACCTTCAAAGAAGTCTCCTGTTATATAGGAATTGGCCAACTTTGCTACAGTAGACTTCCCAACTTTGTCTCGGTCTATTCGTCTAGCTATAGCATCCTTCACTACAGCTTCATCCATACGCTTTAGGACCTTGGAAGCATCCTTCTGAGTCTTGCAATTCTCGAATAGCTCAGGGAAGACTTCGCGAGCTTCTGCTCGTCTAATTGCAGTGGAGACAGAAGCCCCTGTTATCCCGAATACTTCGCCTGTGTCGCTGAGTGTATGTCCAGCTTCATGTCCAGGACCTGGTGCAGCTGCGCCTTTCTCCTTCTGCTCCAGTCGATGGATTTCAAGAATCAGTGCATCTAGCTCATGATACTCCATGTCTTTCCTGTGGAAGTTCTCTGCCTTCTCTATAATCTTCATTTCTAGTTCAGTTAGGTCCTCCTCGTATATTCGAACTGGGACATGAGAAACTTGGTTTGCTAGAAGAACTGTATAGCGTCGTTCTCCAGCTAGAAGCAAGTATTCATCGTTGCCGAGAGATTTAACTGCCAACGGCTGAGCCAGCCCACTCTCCTTCATAGACGACTCAAGACCCTGAAGATCTCCCAAGTCCTGCCTAGCACGACTTCCTATCTTTATGGATGTAATAGGTATCATATCAACTCTGCCAACGCTAATCATTAGAAGCCTCCTGTTTCATATCTGTCCAAGGTTTAAACGACTTTATTTCTTCTACCGTAGGAAATATTCCTGTAAACGTAACTGCTCTATCATCTATAAGTAAAAACGATGGAGGTTTGAGTAGAGGAAATCTGATGAGCTCGAGTAGTTCCTTCTCTAATCCATGTTTTACAAGCCACTTCTTCATAGCTCTTCTACCACCCCAGTATCTACTACGGGATGAGAATATGTATATCTTGAATTCCTTATACCGATAGTCTATTCCCCAAATGTCTGGACATCCTAGAAGAGATCTGAGCCAGTTTATCGCTCCGTCAACTGGTGGGTCAGGAATATTCCTGGGACCTTTCCACCCGCTAGTGTAGCTATGAAGAACTCCATCAAAATCGATGGATAGAATAGGTGTATACTTTGACATGATTATTCTCCCAGCAATGCTAGAAGCCTCTTAGCTTGGTCGGTTGATATGTTAGGAACTTCTTTGGACCGAGCCTTCTTGCTAGTGTGTACTTTCTTCTTCGGAGTTCTTCTACTCAGACGAATCTGTCTTAGATGTTCTATAGCTTCATCTTGTGACATATCAGATATGGATTTGAAATCAAAGTCTTCTATAGTAGCCATTACTTCACCAACCTTTCTGCTTTAGCTAGTGACGGAATTACCTTGCTGAGCTTGGTGGTCTTATCCAGTAGTACGGAGATAGCTACGTATCCGTTATTCTCGATTAGGTCCATCACTTCATCGAGAAGCGGCGAGAATATAGCTCTACGCATACCATACTGTTCGAATACACGAAGAGCTCTACTCTGCTGCTCCTCAGTTATCTCAAAGCTAAACCGATGTTTAGATTCAGAGGGCATAGTTTTGTCTCCTATCTATATTCTGTTGTTAGTTACAAGTCAAATGCTCTTATGATTATTTGAGAGTTGTTAATGAGATACTTAGTATACTCGTCGTAGACTTCCACTGTGTCAACTACTATCTCTGAAATTCCACTGTTGATAAGAGTTCCAAAGCAGTTCTTACAGGGAATCACAGAGTTCATGTATAAAGTACAGCCTAGAGTAGTAACTCCGTTTCTAGCTGCAGTGATTACAGCGTTCTCCTCAGCATGCTGAGCAGGGCATAGCTCCATGTGAGTACCAGATTTGTAGCCTAAAAGTTTGCGGGGACAGGTAGTAGATATAGCCTCAATGCTAAATGCGGATAGGTTTAGGTTGTTGTCTTCTGTATACCTATCCTCTCCGCAGTGAGGAACTCCCCTAGGAGGTCCATTAAAGCCAGTGGAAACTATGCTCTTGTCCCTCACTAGCAGAGCCCCTATCTGCCTAGACAGGCATGGAGACTTTGAGGCTACAGCTTCACACACACCTCGAAAGTATACATCCCACCTGTTTGACATCATCTAGCCTCCATTTCTAGATTCGGTGGAAGAAGATATGCACCTATCTTCTTTAATAGCTGCATAAAGAAGGAGGAGATAGTTTAGCTGGTCACCTATCTTCTCTATCCACAGTTGCATATCATAAGTTACGTTTCTAGACTTAAATTCTGCGTTAATCATGTCGTAGATAGATACAGTATGTTTTGACATCATCCCAGAGATGGCTTCTGGAACACTTTTACTCTGCAGTTCGGCCGCCTTTCGAAAGTTTGCCAGGCGGTCTATGGACGCTTCGTACTCCACCATCTTGTTGTTGCGTACTACTTCGGCTATGGAAAGAATCTCTCTAGCGTAGTTATCGAAGGTAGCTAGCTCCATAGTTTATCTCCTTAGTTATTTAAATAATTTAATTGTCTGGTGTGTACTTAGGAATTTAGTACTCCCAAGTACACACCATGTCTAGTTTGTCTCTGAGCTTGTCGGTTCTAAGCACCTGTTACATACTTAGATATACGATTTTGGTCAGGATATTCACCTGATTTGTCTTTCCTTACACCAAGAATGACCCAACCTTCGAGACCAGTCAAGTCATCCTCCCAAGAGAAAGGCTTGGAATAGTCGATACCGAAAGCTTCAGCAAATACTTTGAACTGCCGCAAGCTGCTCTGGAACTGCTTAGGGTCGAGTTTGTCCTTGTCTGTGAGGTCCCAGAAGAAGTCTGAGAAGCTGGGACAGAGTACTTCATCAGGGACGTCAAAGACTACGGAATACCACCCTGCTCCATTCTTATCACTAGTTCCAGAATTCACAGTTATAATTCTGGCCTTCACCTCAGAACCTGCAGGAAGAATTTGAGGTTCAGGGGCATTCCTAATCTCATCCTCATAGATTGAATAATCAGACAGTGACATTTAATCCTCCTTTTCGATTTTTGTTTATGTACTTGGTTAATCGGTCTACTTGTCCTGTTTCATGTCTACCACCTCCTTAAGTTTAGGTTTGTCTTGCCAGTTAAGACCTGCCTTCTTCAGCAGATTCTTTATATCAGGAGCTTCGGATGCGTCCAGTTTACCACCAGCTTTTATGCGGCTGCGAGCTAGATATTCTCCCAGAGAGTCAATATACATTTCTCTCCTTGGAGGATTACCTTTCCCAACCAGAACATACATTTCGTCGAACAGGAGAGGGACAGTCATTACTGCCTGACCTGTTATGTATAGTCGATGGCGAACTTCTTCATACCGAATTCCAGTTGATTTATCTATACTACGCAGATCTCGGTGTTCCCTGAGATGTGCAGTCAAGATGAAATCACAGGATAGGTTCATGAGCCTTCGAATTCTGTTTTCTATTTCAACTTTCTGAGGATTGTAATCTACGCGGTGTTGAGGTGCTTCGCCAGCCCTGTTTTTTAGAGCTAACTGAGCGTTCATAGCAGCCTGAGCGAAAGTGGTTAGGCTGTCTATACAGTAAGTCCCGAACATACTAAAGTAATCGATGCTAAGTCTGATTTCCGTTGCCTTCTTCCATTCAGCGTAGGTGGAAGGCTTAAATGGATCTTCAGTTTCCCATCTAGTATCGACTACTATATCTCCAGAATCTATCCACTTCTTTAAACACTTCGTCCCACCTGGGTCGAATGAGTCTATGTGGACAGGGAAGCGTGCAGTGCGGAGCAGGAAAGTCTTTCCGGAGTTAGTCTCTCCTGTTACTATAGCACTGAATCTGCTCTGCATTTTGTCTCCGCTGTAGAATTCTCGAACTCTCTTTAGTTCTGTATCTCTGTTGTAAGGCATTCTACTTACCGCCTTTCTTATACGACTTTTCAGGGTTGTTTATTCTATCCATGCAATACGCTCCAGACTCTCCCTCGAACAGAGGGTCATTTATAGGAGCGAATATCCACATTGCTAGAAGCTTCATTCTGCTTATAGCATCTATCTCAGCTTTAAGCTTTGACGTCAGCTTCATGTTATCTCTCCTGCCTACTCCCAAACTAGATCCATTTTATTTCTGGCATCCTTCTCTCTAGGGTCCCAGAACTCTTGGATAAATCCGAGAGGAGGTTCTTGGCAGTGCCTAAGTGGGTTAGGCCAAGCCATACAGAAGTCGTGAAACTCGCAACCTCTATACTTTGAACACCCACTAGGGTTTATAGGAAAAGCCTGCATTACGTGCTGGCTATCGTTACACTCACTCAGACGATTCATTTCTCTTTCGATATCGTAGATGAGATTAACTACAGTGAATAGCCAGACGCTCATCTGCTCTGGAGTCTTGTAAGCAGGAACTCGTCGAAGGGTTGAGTAGTATCCAGGGGGTCTTGCAGCAGACCCTCTCGACAAATACTCGAACCCAACTCCGCAAAACTCTATCCCGAGAACTTGTTCTACCGGGAATAGGCAGTAGAGACAATGAGTATAGGTTCCATTTTGGATGCTTAGATAGAAATTCGTCTCCCAGAATTTGCTAGTAATCCACTTAGCACTTGTAGTCTTGTGGTCCCAGGAGAATACTTTTCCATCTAACTTCCTACGAAGTAGAGAGTCCATTCTAAAGTAAAGAACTCTCTCTTCATCAACAGGAACCGTGCCAGATATTTCGGTTAGAGGGACACCGGTATCTGGATTCTTTAGAAGCTCATTGTCCTCCAAGTCTTTGAAGTAGGTGACAGCGAAGTTTGTAAGCGCTTGCTTGACAGCTTCCGGTGTCTTTGGTCTGTATAGACTGTCAGATTCTTCATCGAACTTTAGTCGGTAGTGTGTAATGAACTTTTGATAGGCTCCTTCTATCTCATCATATCCGTGAATTAGCTGGTGTTCCCTAGCCATATGCCAACACTCTCCGAAGTACAAGTCGTGAGCAGGCATATCTAGACGCCAACCTAAGATATGAGAATAGAAGAAGTAACGAGGACATCGGAGGAAATCATCCAGCTTGGACGAGTCTATTATCTTCCATGAGGGGTGTTCAGATATCATTTCATCACCTCTTCAGCGAAGCGGTTAACTGCCGCTAAGACTGACGGCTCCAGGTAAATTTTATCTGTTGGATTATCGTGACTGTTGGCATACAACCATATTCCATAGCCCATGAAGATAGCATAAACGCCGTCTCCACAATAAGTTGCCGGATACTCTACTCCGCCAATATCCACCTTTTCCATAGCTTTTACTCCTTATGTTAGTTTTAGCGGTGCTCAGCCATGACTTCGGCTGTTAGCTCTGAGCTCTTCACCAAGTAAAATGAAGTCTCTTCCTCTACAATAGAGGTTACGTTCTCTAATAAACCCAGGAGAATTCAACCAGGAATTCTTCGGCAAAGCATCCCCATCCTCCTGAGAGGTGTGGTGGCTTGAAAGTGGATAGTCTGATACTCTTCCATCCTCGTAGACGATAGTACTTGTTATATCGTCTAGCTTTATTACCTTCATCTCCACCCCCAGTGTTTAAAACACTAAATTACGCTCAATGTAAGTTCTGCTTTTATCTCTGTATAAAAGTAGATTGAGCGTTCCGTGCTTATGGACAAATATGCTGCAGGCCAAAGCATTTGCAACGTTTAGAGAACAGAGAAGGATATAGTCATCCTTGTTCGAGTCTTTCATAGCCTTCTTAAATCTCCTTACTATGTTGTTAGTACTGAACCTGTTTAGTTTACCTTCGGAGCAGAATATTAACTTGCCAAACTTCTTGGCCTCACTAAAGTTATGTGAACTCTTGTTGGTTACATATACTTTTGGCATCTCACTAACCTCGCTAACTCTCTTTTGGTTGACGGAAGTTTTCAAGAATAGACTCAGGAGCCGTCGACTCCCCTCTGAGATCTTCTATCTTGGATTTAGATTTAGATTTAGATTTAGATTTCTTCTTCGGAGGAGTGATAGGTTTCAGCTCTTTGAGGATGTCTAAGACCGTCTTAGAACCCTCCTCGGCGCTGTGAATAGCATACCCCTCACATTCATGAGGGCTGATTAAGTTGATGATCTCCCCTCTTCCCTCCACTGCCTTGCGAGTGAACTTTAGTTCTATTCCACAGAGACTGCAGTAGAATTTCTTAGTCATAGCTCTTCTCCTATACCTACTTTGAGCCGTTTCCAGGGTACTTCATCCGCGGTGAGTTCGGTTACCTCACAGTAGAGATTCTTAATCTCCATCAGTGCGGATACTCCAGCTGCCAACTTGGCAGGAACATATCCCAGTTTGAATATGTTTTCCGAAGAGGTATCCTCGAAAGTTATTAGAACAGCGTTGGGGTCATAGTGGTTGTCAGGTTCTTGGGTCATGGTAAGTCTGTCACCGAGTTCTATGGAATCTATACATCGAGAGAGTTTGTGAAACCTAACTCCGGCTACATAGAACTCGAACAAGTACTTTGTCTCAGTCTTTTCCATTAGCTTTTCTCCTTTACTTGTCTTGCTTATCTACAATCTCTACAAAGACTGGGAATCTAGGAACCTTCTTACCTGTTGTTAGATGTTGATATTTGACTTTAGCTATCTTGCCTATTAAGTCTTCCTTGATTTTCCACAGTTCTCTTCTCTGGTCAGCATCGAATCCTGTGCCTACAGAGAATACATTACCATCTCCTGACAGAAGTGTTAGAGATCCAAGAGTTCCTTTTGCTATGTTGTTTATAGATATTTCCTCCTGCACTCCTATTATCCCATATTCATCCTCCTTCTTAGGTTTAAACTTCATTATTTTAGTTGACCTTCTACGAAGATAGGGAGCACTAAAGTCCCTTACAATTATTCCTTCATAGCCTAGATTGATTAGCTTATCAAACACTTTCATTACATCTGATAAATTATTGCAAAGCCAGATAGGTGCTCTAGCAAGAGGAATGTTGACAGAGAGGGCTGAGAGATTTATTAGTCTCATAGCCTGAGGCTTGTCGTCCACTATGTCGAAGATGTGGAATTCCATAGATGTATAGTCTGAATGTAGATTAACTGTTCGAGAAGTTATGCTTATTATCTGCTCGAAGCTCAGTCCGTGTGTGTAGAGTTCTCCATCGTATTCTACAGCAGGGAGGTCTTTGAGAGCATCATTTATATGAGGAACAGAATAGATAACGTTTTCTTCGCTAGAGAGAAGAATGAATTCTCCGTTATCGAGCGGAACCGCTCTGCATCTAACTCCGTCATACTTAGGCTGGCATATGAAGGGAGGTTTCCAACTTAAGAGTCTATCCTCTGTGAAAGGATAACACTTCATTATGTTCTTCCATCTAGCCATCTTGTATCCCTATTATAGTTTTAATGAGGGGCACGGACACTTCAACAACCGTGCCCCTAGCCTATGCTGCCTTAACAGCATTTGATTTACTTAGATGCGATATCCTCGAGCTTCTTCCGCATAGCCTCGCGCTCCTTCGGAGTTGCACTGGCATACTTTGCCAAGAAAGCCTGCTCTGGGTCTACCGCCACTCGAGTAGCAGCTATTCCCATCTTCGACGCTCCGAGCCGAGCCTGAATCTGTTCCTGAGTCTCTCCCCTACGCATAGCAGAGCGCATAGTGCCTTGGAGAGTGACTCTCCAGTTTGCGAGGGCGTTGGTGAGAATAGGCTCCTCGCCGAACACAGCCTTGGCTTCATCCAGAGTTTCGGGATAGTCTACACTCAGAGTGAAGGGACCAATCTTGGGCTTGCCATCCTTCGCAGGAACGGTTGCAGAGACTTCCATCTTCTTCATAACACATCTCCTTTTAATCTGCGATAACCGCAGGTTGGTTTACAGTCAGATAGTCAAACGATTTGATTATCTGACTCTGTATTGTTACCCATTGTAACACATCTACAGTTTTGTTGTCAATGGATATTTTGGCACATTTCAAACACAGCCGCTGTTTCTACGCACTCCAGTTTCTAAGTATCTCCTGAAGTCTTATTTTGATAGCTATTTTAGATCTGCAGAGAACCTCCGCCTGCTCGACCACTAGTACCTTTAGTCTTCTAGCTAAATACTCGTGGTCCTCCCGACTCCACTGCTCACCTGAGTTCTTTGGAAGGCTGTTGACCTCTCTCATTAACTGTGTAGTGTCTGCCTTGAGCTTTTCAGCAGCTCTGTCTAGATCTTCGGCCCTCTTTCGCAAGTTTGATAACACAGTCATCTTATTCCCTCCTTATAGTGATTCTACTTTTCAGCCTTCTATGAACTCTCCTCATCTTTATTGAAGTCTTCCACAGCTTGAGAAGTTCTTAAAATGAGGTTTAGAGTAAGAGTATGACGCTGCAAGGCTGTTAATTCTACGTTGACAAAGTCGAACAGGTCTGTTATGTAGAGTGTTGCCAAAGTCGCCGCGAGTTCTATGCTAGGTTGTATGTCCTCCTGCTTGAAAAAAGCGCTGTAGACTTCTTCGACTGTTGTATCTGGGTTGTTTAGTTCTTTGGATACTTTAGAAACTTTTTGTTCTACTTCCTCAACACGGTCTGTGCACATTAGAGCTCTAGCATGAACGAGACTTGCCATCCTTTCTAAACGATTATCTGACATAATCTTTACTCCTTGAGAGCTCGGATAGAGCTGATTAAGTGTGAGATAACCTCCAGAATTTCCATACGCTTGTCTGAGTCTGTTTCCTCCTTGAACAGAGTAAGAGTCTCTTCTACGACTTTCTCTAAGAACGGTCTGAGGCCGTGCTTTGAGATCAGCATCCTGACTTTCATTTTGAGTATCCTCTGAGTTAATTAAATAATTTAAACGTCTTGAGTTTCCCCTCTAGATATCTCTGTAACCGCTCTTCATCGCCTCACTCACCATTGTTATGGCTTTCTCCTCCTTTCTCCATCGCCTCTTCCAGAGCGGCACGAGCTTGGGCTACACGGGCCTCTAAAAATTCAAAATCCTCCAGCACATATTCTACCCCGCCCTCTTCTATAATTTGCATCGCACTAATGGACCAGTATCTTATTATGTCAAGTTGATGTACTGCCATCTCACTCCCTGTCATGGTCTATCTCCCACTCATGTTTCGGATCTGGCACAAAGGCCAGGGCAGGGCGGAAGTCCCAGCCAGCAACCAGGCCCCTGCCGTCAGCCGACATATCGTGCGCAACTGCCTCCCGAGCAAGTATCAACCATCCTCCTATAACCTTCACTCGGAGGGTCTCTTCGTCCAACTCTTCCCACTTCCACGGTATCTTCATCACATCCTCCACCTCTCTTCTCTAACGTCCGCGTGTATCCAGACCTTGCGTCCGGTGCCTTGGCAGAAAGTGCATTCAGTTCTCCGGTAATAATCTTCTCCTTTCGAGGCAGGAACAAGCGAATTCTCGACGGCTAAAGTGAGGGCTAAGGTCTCCCATTATTTTCATTCCTCCGTTTCTTGGCGGGCCTCCTCGTCGCGCTGATACCTACCCCTTGGGCGGATATACGAGAGTTTTCCGTCTGGATTGCAGCCCGGGCAGGGAATAGGCTTCACCAACCCCATCGTTACAGACAGGGCGCTCTGCACGGGCAACGTTTCCCAAGTCCACCACGCGCTCTGCTCATCGTCGTTGGCTATAAAATGGCAGTCGTCGCATCGGTCACACTTGCTCATCAGGGGCCTCCTCCACCAACCTTGAAAACGACATGCTTTGGTAGCCGCTTTCTGTTCCCTTCTCCAGGTAACGCCTCACCATTTCAGGAACATTCTCGTCCGGTATCTCTATCACCACGGAATGCCGCACCACTTCTCCGCCGAGGTGTAGATACATATTCGTGTCCGCGAGCGTAGCCACTATCTTCATCAGGGGCCTCCCTTCCCGGTGCCGCCGCAGTCGGGGCAGATATCACGACACTGGATAGGGTATAAGTCACCTTCTCGGTCAGGGTCGCCAGAGTCTAAGGCCATTTCTCGAGTGACCGGTGCAAGCTCTTCCCACTCGACCTCGCAGCGACCTTTGCACGTCGGGCACACTCCGGCCTCCGAACTATCATGCTCCACTTCCATTTCCCGACGGGCCTCTTCCTTGAAGAATCTTATCCTATTCTCGATGCTCATTTCATCGAACCTCACACACATACAGGCCATGTGTAGAGCCCGCTTCTCAATGGCAAGCTCGTGCTCTTGTTTGCAACGCCTCCACCCATCCAGCCATTGACAAGCCAAATACTTCTCTTTATAGTTACCGTGAAACATATCGTAGGGATTTTTCTCTTCGCCACCGTCGTAATAAGCGCTCGCCCCTTTCAGTGAAGCAGCAAATAATAGACATACAAAATGTCGCCACTCCCGCTTCGCCTGATTGGCCTTTAAAAAGAGCTCTCGGTCGCGCCTTCCAAGCAATACTAGTCGGTCATGGTCCTCCTCCCAGCCCTGTTCCAGCTCCTCCACCCTGACCTCGAGCTGGCCTCGTTCAGCTTTAAGCTTTTGATATTGCCGGACTCTACTGACTTTGCTTAGAGCGATTTGTAGGATTGTATTATACTGCTTTTTCCAAAACTCAACCCTCTTCTCTAGCCGCGCTCGTTCTATAGACCAGTTAAACTTCTCCTTCACCCGCTCCTCGCCCAACTCTCGTAGGGCGTTCTCAAGCTCCCGGATGCGGTCTCTTGCCTGCGTTAATCCTGTTTCAACAGTGGAGCACATATCTTCTCCCATCCTAGAAAAGCCTTACCCCCAGGGTTGAAATCGGCGCTCCCGCTACACCAGCGCAGCGCCTCAATATACTTATCGAGAATGTCTGCAAAGGCTTCGGCTATTCTAATATCCATTCCTATTCCACAGGTCTTCTCAGTACGCCATACCCGTAAAGCCTTCTGTAATGCTAATTCTGTAGCCATTGTCCTTCTCCTTTCTTAGACATCATTGACCTTTTTCTCGCTGTTCCATAACTAAGACTAGATTTAAATTAGACCGAGCATTGCCAAGGTTGTCTTCTGCCTTATCAATGTAATACAGAGCCTCTTCGTAGTCTTCATACTCCAGCATATCACGAGCATTGTTTACAGCATGATATGCCGATAACAGATGCCTTCGTAGATGTCTCTTTGTTGCCTCACTAATCATAATGAATTCTCCTCGAGAATATTAACTAGTTTCTTAGCTATTCCTCTCCTTTTTTTAAAGCCTTGAGCATAGACAGTTGGTGAGACTGCCGCTTGAAAATAGATTCCCATATAACTCGCTCGCGTGCGAGAACCTCTTCGCATTCCAGAGCCCTGTTGGAGGCGGACAGAGCATGTTGCTCTGCATCGTTATACTGGTCCTCCCAGAAGATAATCTTATCTTTAAGCTCCTTAATGCGGACTTGAGACTCTTCAAGTCTGCGTTGGTAGGACTTTAGTTTGGCCCTCCAATATTCTCTGCTGATACTATTGTAGCGTCTTTTCTTCGACCTTCTACCGAAGCTAGCCATACTGTATCTCCTTGCTCTTTCTGACTCTTGTAAGACTGCTCTCAGCTGGAGACTGATAGTACGAGTATCTTATCATTTTTCTCAGTCACTTCTCTCCTTAGCCCTTCTCTCCTCGTTTAAGCATTTATAGGCTTCCTCAGTACGGTCTTTCATGGACTGAAGTGACTGCAGAGCCAGATATATCTGACCTTCCTGAGTAAGACGCATAGCAGAATCAAGCCAGTATTTTATCTTACTCAAGCTTGTAATAGCGTCTTCGTTGGCAGGCTTGATATATCTTTCTACAACATCAGGCTTGGTATGAGGAGGCCTAGTTAGTTTGTGAGCTACGTGAGATACGTCCTCGGGTTGAAGAGTGAGAAGCCAGCTGTGTAGTGTGTTGTCTAGTTCCTCCACTTTATCAGCGATGATTTCTTCCTCTGTCTTTCCAGTTCTTATCATCTCGTCTATCAGCTCTTCTCGATATCGGTAGTCTAAGCACTGCTCACATCGACAGTCAGAGGAATGCTCATTGTCGTTTAGTATGTTAAGCACTTTAGTTGTATACAGAACTCCTAGCTTAATGTATGCTATAGCTTTGTGAGGCTCTCCCTGATACAGAATTTCCTCAGCTCCTACATACCAACTGCAAGCCTCATCAATCAACCTTCCTGCCAGTACGCAACGCTCGCTTGCTTCCATAGTTTATTTCCTCCTTCTTTCTGTAGTAGTTAACTATACTTTCAATGTCTTCGAGTGTATGGCCTTCTTCAGGATTAGCTGCTAAGTTGTCTCTCACTCGACGAGAGAAAGCTCTTCTTTCTATCTTAAGCAGATATTTAAGATGGTCCCTCTCTGCTCTCAACCTTAATATACTGCTCTCCATACGGTCTAGTACATCCTTGTAGCCTGCCTTAAGATGTTTAGGACGTCCACTCTTATACCACTGCTTCTTACCTTCCTTAAATCTAAACGCTAAGGTTTTTGTGACCAACTTTACTCCGCGCTCGTTGAAAACGTAGATTTTTCCAGTACGCCCTAACCACACTCCACACAGTTTCTTCATACTTATTATACCTCCGCTAGCGATGTGAAAGAACTGCCTCTATCGCAGCAGCCCAATTTTCTTTATTCCTACATATGCTTTTAGTTACCGCTTTTTGGGTAGCTTCTATCATGAGAGATGTAGAGAGAACATCCTCTATCTCTCCACAGATGAACATACCTACTTCAGAATGGAATATGTCTATGTCTTTGTGTAGCGAGCGTCCTATAGAATGTCTGTGTCTTGAGCAGTGACTAGCTATGCTGAGAAGAATCCAAGAGTAGTGGTGAGGAACTATTCGAGGCTTGATGAATGGAGATTTAGTCCAGTCAGCCTCTTGCTCAATATCTCTCACGCACGTACTACAGAAGTAGAATGACCTTCTCAGCTCGCGTACTAGGTCTCCTAATGAAGTGTGAAGGTACTCATGGTTAGCTTTTGCATCATTAGCGCTCTCCATAATAAATCCTCCCTACATAATGAGTTTAGAGATGACTGTCCGCAGAGTAAAGCTCCTCCGACATAACTGAAGCTTCGTCAAGAGTCATCTCTAAGTTTACAAGAGCATCCTTACGATTTTCCCAGTTGTCAAACTCTTGCTCTTCTACATCAAACGCTCTGTTCTGAGTAAGTGCAACGAGACAGTCGATGATGTCTGTGACTGGGTACTTGTTTAGCAATCTCCTTAGATCCTTCTTAAGCATCTTATATTCTCCTTTCTATAGTTATTTTGTGCTCTTATATCAGTCAGCCAAGTTGCCGTTCTAGACGCTGTTCTACCAAAGTTTGCCTAGAGTCTCTTTTCTCTTAGGCTGTGATTTAATGCTTGGATAAGTAAGATTACCTATACCTAGAAAATTGACTGTTCTGTATGTAAGATACTGTTCCTCATGAAGATAAGGTTCATGGACTTCCTTCCTCAGTCTAGACCGTCTTTGTATATCTAGGCCTTGAAGAATTAGATTTTCTCGATAATCCATAGATTACATCTTTTCAATTCTGTCTAGAACTCTTCGCAACTGTTCTTTGGTTAAGTCTTCTAACCTTACTTCCTCGGTCTTAGCTGCTCTACGCGTCTTGGCATGAACTGTCTGAAACCTGCCATCTGTTCTAGCTAGTTCCTTATCAGCTTCTTCATAACGCCTTGTATGATAGTCATAGATTTCTTCCAATTTCTTAAGGTTATCCCTAGCCTGCTGAACATCTCTTCCAGCGGCTATTACAAGTAATCTAAGTTTGTCAACAGTTTGCTTATTCACCTTATGTCCTCCAAGACGTTTAAATAATTTAATCATCTTGAATACATCATAGTGCCAGCTTCCTCTGCTAAGTCTGCCCAGAAACTTATGATAGAGGGCTGTTTCAACAGCGGTGCTATCATAGATGTATGCCAGCAGTGTCTATGATATCTGCTTCCAGGACAGTTGCAAACGAATTGTCCTCGATTTCTATCCCTAAACATTAAGTAGTAAAGAGAACCTAGACCACCGTCAAACTTTATTATCTGCACTACCTCAGATGACTCTAAATACCTAAACTCATATCCAACATCTTTGTGCGTGGTAGTTATAACCTTCAATCTTATCTCCTAATAACTCTCCTTCTCACTCAGGGAAGTAATATGGTAGTTTCTTCAGCTATCTTCTACTCCCTTATCTCTACAATCAGGACACCTTACTTTATACTTACCACTCACGCCTATCCATACTACGCTCCAACCACTTGGTAGATCATCGATTAGAAATTGACCAGGGTAGTCAAATGTTTCTATAATAGTGCAAGTAGCATTATCGCAGTAATCGCAGGCGAAACCTAAACATATCACTCTTTATCCTCCCGCTTAGACCTACCTATTACCTCATCTCAATATTTAGATCTGGAGCTCGAGACAGCGAATATCTGTGCCTCGAGCTCCTAGAACCTATCTTGTAGAGTTATCTGCCCTCCAGTGCCCCTTCAACTATGTTGTCTATTGCTTCATGAGCACGCCTTGCATACTCCTTTATCACGCCTACTACATCATACCTATTCATAGCTTGTCTGAAGGCAACATTCGAGCCGTGGTACTTGATGCGGCTCAGGGCGTGGCTAGCAACCTCAGTATTGATGATAGTAATTACTGACATGTTGTCGAGTCTGTCGGTTGTCCTATTCATAGCTGCTCCTTCCAACACTCTAGATGTTATGGGTTACTTGCTGACCAGTGCAACGATAGCTTTAATTTGCTCGTCTTCGTTAGCTCTGTCGAGAGGATAAACTACAACGTTCTTTGCTAGACCGTCTATCTCCTTCCACTCTATCATGTTGTTTCTGTTTGCTCCATACCAGCCGTCTTCGGTCTCCGAACACTTGTGGAGAGTAACTCCGGCTGATTGAAGAGCTGTGCATAAGTTGTAGTTACTAACAGGCATTGACATTCTAATCCCCTCTTCGTCAACTATCTAACCTCTACTATCACACCGTCTTTTACAACTACACTTGCATACCACCTATGAGGTTCCGGGTAGTGAGGTCCTTCAATAACATCGGTGCCATTCTTGGTTACTGGAAACGGTCCAGGGCTGTAGGTAGTAATCCTCTCACCTGCCTCCACCGCTTCCTTCAACGCCTTCTTCGTCTTGAAGTTGATTGAAGAATAACTCATCCTTTTCCCTCCCATAGTTATCAAACCATTTTCTATGAACCAATCATATCACATTGTTGGTTGTTTGTCAATAAGATTTGTCTCCTGAAATCATTTTCAGGTGATTGCTGCTTCCGCTCATTAATCATCAAGATGCTTAAATTATTTAATCATCTTTGTTTGCGGTCTCTCTCAACCCTAGCGCTTTAGAACTCAAGTCCGCATTGGCGAGTTCTTTATCTCTCTCCTCTATCTCTCTAATCTCCCTCTCTATCTTCTCCTCTTCACTCTCTCTAACAACTCCTGCATCATTGCCACCCGTGCCTGTGCCGGCTGGAGGACTGAGTTCGGCCTTAACTCCACCAGCTCCGCCAGCCTCCTTCCTAACCATCACTCCTCTCTCATCAGCCACGAACTCACTATGTATCCTCTCCCACTGCGCTCTCCTCTCCTTCTCCCTCTCTCTTCTCTCTACTTCTTCATAAAGTTCAATTCCCTCTTCTGCCAACCTCCTAGCTTCCTCCGCCTCTCTCGACTCTCCAACCAGCTCTAATCGCTCTTCTCTAAAAGCGGCCCCTTTTCTAATCTCATCCAGCTGCATATTGTGAAGTATGTTCCTCCTTCCTCTCCCTCTCGGATTCAGATCTACTCTATACTTCCTAACCAAATAATCTCTAGCCTCTCCAGTAAACTCAATCTTCTCTACAACCCCACTCTCCACCAACTTCTCTACAACCTCATCAATAGTAAACCTTACCACCTCACTCAAATACCTAGTACTATACCCTCCTTCATCCAGCCACCTGCTCAACATAGCCAACTTCCTAGAATCCACCCATACTTGAACTAGTGCATCTCCCTTATAATTCACGGGCAGTATCCTAGCTCTCCCTCTAGTACTATCTCTCTTAACTCTCTCCACTCTTTCTCCCTCCTCATCTCATTCTCAAATGTTCAATGTTCTAGGTCTCATATGTCATATACGTCATATACGTCATCTATGCTGTAATGCTGATTGCTTGCAGCGCCGTTATATGTCGTTTAAGCATCTAATGTTCCATAATCTCTCTAACTCTCTAACTCTCCTATCTTCCTATGCTAGTTAGGTTTACTATGTAGAAAGTCCTAGATGTTTAAATCCTTTTTTTTTTTATACCCCCTTATAGACATTACTACATATACGACATATACGACATATAATGACATATAATAACACACATTTCGTGTAAGAACAACGATAATCTCTGAACATTTGAACGTAAGATCTTCAAATCATTTAATTAACTCACTCAACCCCTCTCTAACTCTAACGTCACTAACCCGGTTTAGAGGAATAGAGCCAATTTAGAAATTTAAAACTACGTTATAGATAATCTAAAACAGTGTTTTAAAGTACTGAAAAAGTATAAAAAAAGACCCTGCCGAGTACTATACCCGACAGGGCCGACAATCTTTGTATGCAGGCTGTTGGTCAAAACTACTTATTACCCTTATCTTTCTTGGCCTTCTCGGCCTCTTCGGCCTCCAAAGCGTCCAACCGAGCACGTATACTCGCGATGTATTCTTTTCGCTCATCTCCATGCTTGCTGGCCGCTTTGGCCTCTACTGCATCCTCTGGAGGCATGGTAGGTTTTCTGCTAGGAGCAGTAAACGATACATCGACAGTTTGGTTGTTTTTCCAACTGTCAAATTTACTGCGCCCAGGGCCATTCTGCCACTGGATAACGGTGCCACTAACAGCTTTGCCGACAACATCATCGACAGTGGCGCCGTCAAACTTGATACGAAGGTTTATGGCCTTCACATCATCTGAACCTTTGAACGGCCTGATTTTGCACGCCTTCTCTACAACTACACCGTCCAACTTCTGCTCGAGGTCTATCATGGCAATCCTCCTATTGGAGTATCGCCTGCATACTTGGATTGTCAAAGAGCTGCGCGTCAATAATGACGCAACTGCTTATATGTTATGCAATGTGCGTGCCAAAAGCACCAAGATGTATAACATGTTGAATTCATTGAGCTTTGTCCCACATTGCCCAGGGCCGCGTTGCCAGATGTGACCAAAACGTCACACGTTGTTGACACTCGTTATCATAATCCAGTAATCCATCACATTATCAAGCACTTACGCCAATGTGACCAAAACGTCACACTGTAACCAAAACATCACACATAGAAACGCGCCGTACTGCGGCCCATGCAGTCGGTGCTCCAGTACAATCAAACATCATCCCCAGTATGTTTGCTTATGTGGAGTACTCGGAGTGTATGGACAGATGTAGTACTCAGTACTTCTAATATCTACAATACTCGTCTTGTACTACGGCGGCGCTTAGTACTTGTATAGATGTGATACATACTATGGCGTACTGTAAATAGAACATCGATAGGGGGAATTTAGGCGCGGGCGGTGCTGGGTTAGCTCTCTCACATTTTGTCTGAGTTTTTATGTAAATGCACATTTTTGTACATTCAGAACCAGAATCTTTTGAGGTCTCTGGAAGAACCTCCGCAATCAATATGCAAAGATTATCGTTGACATTTTGGGTTGGACTATGTATAATGAATGGTGTAATGAGGAGATTCTGTTATGGTAGAGAGAGGAACATTCTACGGGTTTAAGTTTAGGGAGCCCGACAAGCGCCGGAATCCTAACGGAAGGTCTTTCGACATAAAAGCTCTCTGGGACCGGCAGCATGAGATACTTAATCTGAACTCTCTAGGCTATAAGGGTTCTGAGATAGCCAATATGCTGGGTATCAGCCGAGTTACTGTATCTAACTGCCTAAATAGCACCTTAGGTCTAGAGGTCAAGAAAGACCTTCGCCAGTCTAGAGATGCAGCTTATGAAGAGTTGAGGGAAGAAGTCTTAGAGCTAACTAAAAAAGGGCTTGAGATATATAAGGAAATCCTCAACAGCGATGATGAATCTACTAAAATGAAAAAAGAAACTGCTGATACAGTAATTCTAGAACTATCCGGTATGCGGGCTCCTACTCGTATAGACTCTCGCTCGATGCATATGAGTGTTACAGCGGATGAGATAGAAGAGTTCAAGCGTAGAGGAATAGAAGCTGCTAAGGCTAGCGGAAAGCTTGCACATGTTTAATCTTTCTAACAAGCAAATAGAGATAAAGACTAAGATAGAACTAATATCCAGGATTTTCGGGATAGACCCTTCCTGGGCGTCGGCCGTAGCTATGGTGGAGAGTTCCTTAGGCATAAACCAACGGTCTCCTACCGGAGCTCTCGGCGTCTTCCAGATGACTCAGATAGCAATGAAGGACTTGCATCTGTTGATGAGAAGGGTAGATGATGACTTAGTTGACATAGTCTGCGGGGTGGCTTTCCTAAGGCTGCTTCTTTCTAGATGGAAAACTATTGAAGATGCAACTAATCACTTCTGCGACCCTAACGATAGACCTGTATACTTTGACAAAGTAAAGCATTTCATGGAGATGCTAGATAACAAATAAGGAGTTTGTTATGAAGGAAGAAATCCTCTCAGCGTTGGTAAGGGTTCTTATAACTCTCTTAACCCCGGAACTCTTAAAAAGTTTTGCTGGAATAATTCTCAAGTTCGCTAGAGACTTTGTCTTAGGAACAGCCAGCGATATAGACGATATGTTGGTCATTCCTATGATAGATCTCGTGGAAAGGACTTTCGATATAACTGAGCCGGAAGATTCCTGAGATCTAACATGATAGCCGCAAGCGTGTCAATAGCGATACTCATTATATTCTATGGGGCCTATCTTATAGGGAAAGCTCGTGGAAAATCTATACAGCAAAGGGATACTGCAAGGAAGCTTGTCGAATCTCTGGCTCGTAATGCAGAGATTGCTTCTCGCCCTGATATTGATAGGCCTCTTGACCGCATGTGTAAGCGTTAGTGCGCTTCCTCCATTCCCTATCCCGAATGCTCATGTAGCGAAGGTGGTAGGAGATTTGGGAGACCAAGATGCTCAAGTCAATAGCTGGCTAAACAAATTACGCATTCTCTGTATACAGCTTAAAACGTGTCGAGATGATTAAATTATTTAAATGTCTTTCTTATAAAGAGGCCTACCATGATAAATGTAAATGAGCCGGTTGACACAGTAGAAGTAAGTGAACTAGCTTCTTACATTAGAGATACTCGCAGAGCACTAATCCCCGTTTCTGTAATACCTGATGTAAGCTTTGAACCGAACGTAGCCACTAATGACGCTGTGTTTCTCGATTCTGATGTAAATATCTGGCGTAGATCTCTCGCTGGAGACTCAACTCGTTCTCTATTCTACGGAATAGCAGACGTAGAAAACGCCAGTGTCTCTGTTTATGGAATCATAGTATCGTCCTCCTGGTCATTCACCCCTGGACAACCTGTTTATGTATCAAACACTGACCTCGGAAAGCTAACCAGCACGGACACTGGCTTAGTGGCTGGTCAAGCCATGATGCTTGATACGCTGCTAATAGAAACCCAGAAAAGCACTGCAATAGAAGGTCTAAGGGCTGATCTAACAACCCTTGAAGGAGCAGTATCAGACCTTGAGGCGGACTTGGATGAGTCAGTAACCACTCTCAATGACTCAATAAATGATGCAGTATCGTCTTTGACTGAGAACCTGACTACTCACGTTGATGCAACTTCTGTCCACGGTGCTACTTCATCTAACGAAGCAGACAGAATTCCTATAAGAGGCTCTGATGGTCAATTCTCTGTAGGGACTCCTACCTCTCCATCTCACGTAACCAGACTCTCCGACCTTCAATCAGTTTCGACTGACTTAGCTGCTGTAGAAACAGAAGTCGTCAATACTCGTGGAGACTTCACTGAGCTCAACGGGCGTATCTCTGCGGCTATTCATCCTGACGGAAGTCTAGTAACTACTTCAACAGCTGCTACTCTTGTAGAAGAAACCAGCAATCCTACATATGTATCAAGTTCCTCATTCACTGTTGATGGAGATCTAACAGGCCGATATAATTATAACAGAACTGTCGTATTCGACTCTTCCACAACATCCTATGTTGTATCTTCTTCTTACGACGGTGGCTCAGGTCTTACTACAGTAAATGTAGATCCGACTAATGTTCCAGATCCTATAGTCAAACTCGAATATGGATTCAATCCAGATGAGATGCCTCGTGTAGTCCACTCGGACCTCGTATCCATTCTTGGGGCTGACGAGACCGATTCAGACGCTAACAAAACCAAGCATGTATCTAATCTGCAACTCAAGGACATCTGGGACGCTATAGCGGCTGGTAGCTCTGGAGCATTCTTCAACGTAAAGGATTATGGAGCTGTCGGAGACGGTGTAACAGACGATTATGATGCTATACAGGATACTATAGATGCCTGTCACGCTGCTGGCGGCGGTATAGTCCTACTCCCTCCCGGAGTATACAAGATTCTTACAAATGACTACTGGACTCTCTACAGTAACATAACTATACTAGGTCATGGGGATGCTTCTGAAATAGATGTCTCAGATTCCTCAAACACTCAATACAACGGAATGTTCAGAGCTGACGGAGCCTTAACCGGCACTATTGCTACACCTTCTGTGGATATAGAAGAAGGTGATACTGAAGTTACTGTTAACAGTAGTGCAGGATTTACTATAGGCGATCTCGTTCTAATCTCAAGTGATGAAACATGGAGTTGGGGCACTTTTGATACTGGCGTAGGTGAGCTAGCTATAGTAAGAGAAGTCCCTGATGGAAATACTATCATTCTAGGCTGGGGAGCCCTTGACAGCTACGCTACAGCAGACAATGCTATAGTGACAAAAGTAAACTCAGTCCAGAACATTTCATTAGAGAACTTCAAATTCACAGGACGCGTAGTTGGTGCTACCAGCTTGGACAGCAACAGAACTGCGACGTTCTCTTACGGCATTAACATCTGGGTAAAGAATGTTACTATAAACCAAACCGTAGTCGGTGTTGTTCTCAAGAGTGTCCTCTTCGGTGGGATGATAGGGAGCAGAGTAATCCACGACAATACTGATAGTGTTACTTCACAGGACTACTCCTTCCGATATGAAGACGCTAGTTCTCACATAGCTGTTTTGAACAACTACTTCCGTTATGGAAGACATGCTGTAGATCAAAGCTTCAATTCTAGCTCTACTGGAATAAGTAGAAATATACTTATAGCTAACAATAAAATGGAAGGCTACTTTTCCGGTGCTATAGCCACTCACGCAGGTTGTGAAGACCTCAGAATCCTAGACAACAATATATCTGGAGGCATCCCTGCAGGCTCCAACAGCCCTCATGGGATTGAGGCTAATGCAGGTAGAGCTATCATCTCGGGAAATATTATCAGAGATGTCGTTCATGGAATCAAATCAACTTATAGATCTAGCGACTTAATCATAACTGATAATTCTATAAGAGACTACTCAATAGGTATTTATATAGCTGAATATGAAATGGCTACTGCCATAGATAATATACAAGTTACAGGAAACCGTCTAACTAAAGGTAAAACAGGTTCTAATGGTATATCTATTAACTTCGACACTAACGGAGGGGAAGGCTTAATAGTAGACAGTAATGTTGTAGACGGTGGAAGTCACGGAATTAATCTTAACAGCTCTGATGCAGACTTTAAATACAGTTCTGTATCTCTAAACATTGTAAGGAATGTATCTGGTGAGAGTCTTACGGTAGAGAACCTAATTCGATGTATAGTCAGTGGTAATCGTACTAGCGGTGGAACTCACGGCCTTCGCATGACTGGAGCATCTACTGCATACAACTCTGTAGTAAACAACATTTCTTATGGAGCATCTACTGCTAACATTACTCTCACCGGAAGCAACAATAATACATCTGGAAATCTAGATGGCATCACTTGGAGCTAACCCTAATTGGACAAGGGACTAGAAAATATCCTTTCTCAGTGTGCAGTTAGCACTGAGATGACTGCACTGACATTCTTTCCAGAACGTTTCTACGTGCCTTTTGCTAAGAACGTCCACGGAAAGATATTCGATCTCATAGATGGCCCCAGCAACAAAGTTGCTATCGCCGCCCCTCGTGGTTGGGGCAAGACCTCAATCCTAGCTCTAGCATTTATGTCTAGATGGATTCTGTTTCACTATACGAGCTTCATATGCTATATTAATAAATCTCATGATGCAGCATCGCTGCAAACCGAGAACCTTCGTCGCGAACTTATAAGCAACAGAATGATAAGACATTTCTTCGGAGATTTTAAACAAAGAGATGTGAACAAATCTGAGTTTGAGGAGGTGTTTAGTAAGAAGGCTTGGGTAGCATATGATACTCTCGTTTGGCCTAGAGGTGCTGGACAACAGGTTCGCGGTGTTCTATTCAGGAACGACAGACCAGGGCTCTTTGTAATAGATGACCTTGAAGACCCTGAAAAGGTAAACAACGATGATATCCGCAAAGGGTTACTCCAGTGGCTCTATGCCGATGTCATCAAGGCCGTTCCTCAAGTAGGGCCTCAGGCAGATAATTATAAGATAGTCTATATAGACACACTTAAACATGAAGATTCGGTTCTTCAACATCTGCTTGATTCTCCTGAGTGGGATTCTGTCCGCCTTGAAGCATGTGATGATAACTTCCGTTCAACAGCGCCCGAGTTTGAATCTGATGAGAAGATAGCTGAATCTTGGCAGGAGCACGTAGCAGCTGGACAGACTGATGTATTCTTTCGTGAGAAGCGAAATCTTCCTATATCGACAAAGGACAGTGCATTTCAACAAGACTATTTCAAGTACTACAACATTCCTCCTGAGCGTTCTTTTAGAGATAACGTAGATCTAAAACTAACAGATGCTGATGTCCAGCTAGATAAAAATATAGAAACTGTAGTAATTCTCGACCCTGCTAAAACAGTAAAGATTCATTCAGCTGAGTCAGCCATAGTTGGTGTCGGGATAGACGTTAATTCTGCAAGACTTTTTGTCAGGGATATAATATCTGAAAAACTTTATCCCGATGAGATATACGAAGCTTTATTCGGGATGGCTATCAGTCTTGATGCAAAAGTTATAGGTGTTGAGGAAACCTCTCTCAATGAGTTCATTAAGCAGCCTATAAAGAACGAGATGTTCAAGCGTGGGAAGTTCTTTGAACTTGTTTGGCTAAAAGCTCGTGGAGGGATGAAGAAGGAACTTAGAGTAAAAGAACTTGTTCCATACTATCGTCAAGGGTACGTTTATCACAACGCATCTCTTTCTACGACTAAAAGATTAGAACAACAACTGCTATTCTTTCCTCGCAGCGCTCTTTGGGATATAATGGACTGTCTGGCTTATGTAATAGAAATGTTGGAGATAGGTGAAAGATACTTCAGTCCGCCTGACGAGTTTGAAGATGCTGAGAGAGAGTTTGCAGAACTGGAATACGAAGATCCTATTGATGGGTGGAGAGTTATATAATGAGTGTTGAAGTGGTGGTTCTTAGTGGCATTTTAGTGGCTGTCATATCAGCTGTATTAACTAAATTACTGACTGAAAGGGGAAAAGTTACTGAAGAACTCTGTCTCGAAAGGCATGACACATGTCAGGCTCTTCTATTAACAAAGATAGACAATGTAGAGAGTAAAGTAGATTCTTTGAAGAAGTTTAACGAAAAGATGTTCAGGGACATATTGGCTAATAGATAAAGAAGATATTTAAATAATTTGAATATCTGTTATACGAGCGTCAGATGGGTCTAAGACAATTAAGAGTAGGAAGTCTGCCGGACGTCTTCCAGTACGACGATGCTGACTTTGATGCTGCTATAGATACAGACCACGGCATAAGAACTTCTCAATCTCCATCTAACCCTGATGATGTAGTAAGGCTCACGGACCTTGAGGGGGCAACTTCAGGTTCGATATCGTCTGATTCTACTATATCTGACAATGCAATAGTTACGGGTGATGGAGGTAGTAGAAAGGTTCAGGGGTCTCTAGTATCAATAGACGATTCCGGCAACATAATCCCTCCGGCAAGCGCAACAGTTGATGGAGTGGATCTCTCAGATGCATCTGATCTTAGATCTGCTGCTGGGTTATCCAATCACAATTATATCACTGTGTCTGCCAATGGAGAGATGACTAATCCAACTCAGCCGGCGTTCTTGGTCACAACTGACGGTGGGCTGTCAAATGTAACAGGGGCAGGAACAATCTACACAGTTGCATGGGGAATTGAGGTATTTGACCAGAATAACGACTTTGCTAGCCCTTACTTCACCGCCCCTGTTGATGGTAAGTATCAGCTCAATTTTCATATAAGATTTGCAGGGATTACTGCTGCTGCTGATTATCTAAGATGGTATCTAGTAACTAGTAATCGTACACATACAGGAATCTGGTCTGATACAGATGATTTTCCTGATGCTATAACCTGCTCGATCTCTGTAGTAGCCGATATGGATGCTAATGATGTAGCTTATGTGAGAGTACTAGGTGTAGGTGAATCTGCCGATATATGGGATATATCTAGTGGCTATAACGCTTTTAGCGGCTGTCTCTTGTCGTAAGGAGATGACGATGGCTTTAGAAATTGTCGTCAGTATAAGTTCCACTGAACAGAAGCTCTTAGAAAACGATCTTGTCGATATCAAAGAGTGGATTATCTATGCTGTGAGAGGGAAGATTAATAGGTGCAAGAAGCGCCTAATTCGGGAGTGGCTTCCTAAACTAATGGCTGATAACAGCGTTGATATTATACCTGCTGATGAAGAACTCTTAATAAACCTCATTATGTCTAGACCAGATTATAAAAGCAGGGTTGAGAGAGACACTATAGATAGTGGGATTAGAAGGTAGATTTTACTAAAATCGCCTAGTGGAGCATAAAGTGCCTTACACTGTTCAGGGTGACTCGTCGGACGTTAGACAGAAGAATTATAGGGAAATGAACTTTGATTATAAGTATCCCTATGGACTAGATCTACGTCCAGATTCTGATTTTCACGAGAGTCTACGCACTAAAATTTGGGCCAGAGCTTCTGAGTCTAGACGTCTCATAAGCAATCGATACAGCTCATGGAATGAGATAGATAACATTCTAACCGTCTACATCCCATTAAGCGAAGAGGAGAAGAAGCTAAAGGATAAAGATTCTAATAACCCTGTATCTATAATATTCCCTTACTCATACAGCAACTTAGAAGCCCTCCTGACATATATGTCTATGGCATTCTTTCAAGATCCTATCTTCCAATATGAAGGTGTAGAAAGTGATGATACGATAGGTGCCATGCTACTAGAACTAGTTATTCGACTCCACTGCATAAAGACTAAGGTCCCCTTAGCTCTTCATACAGTATTCAGAGATGCTTTCAGTTACGGAATTGGTGTAGGAATGCCTGGGTGGGTTAGGCGTTATGGAAAGAAACCTATAAGATCTGAGATAATAACTCAAGGACCTTTTGGGGAATCCACCTCTACATCGGTCAATTATGTTGAAAGTTTAGTATTCGAAGGTAATGACTTAACTAATATAGATCCTTATCTATGGCTTCCCGACTGCTCAGTATCATCTGACAGGATTCAGGATGGGGAGTTTGTAGGTTGGTTAGATAGAGACAACTACATGAATCTTCTGTCTGAGGAGAGGATTAGCGATGGAGAGTTGTTTAATGTAAAGTATCTTCGAGGAAAGCAAGACAAGCGCAGCTCCTTGGCTGTTGATGAGAGTATGAGAGATATTAAGTCCGACAATCGTAGGTCTGCAGCTACTAAAAATACTGAAACCAATCCGGTAGATGTCATAAATATGTATGTTACTCTCATTCCGAAAGAATGGAAGTTAGGCACTGAAGAATACCCTGAAAAGTGGTTCTTTAAACTTGCTGCAGATGACATAATAATATCTGCTCAGAAGGCAGATCACTACCACGGTCTGTATCCTATAGCTGTGACTAGCCCAGAGTTCGATGGTTATTCTGCAACTCCTATAAGCCGTCTTGAGGTTCTCAAAGGTCTTCAAGGAGTTCTAGATTGGATGTTTAATTCTCATGTAGCTAATGTTAAAAAAGCTATAAATGACATGTTTGTAGTTGACCCTTACTTAATCAACATAAGGGATCTGGAAGATCCTAGGCCTGGAAAGTTAATAAGATTACGTCGTCCAGCCTGGGGACATGGTGTTAAGGATGTAGTGCAGCAGTTGGGAGTAACCGATATTACTAGGACCAATATAGCTGATTCTGTCTATATCACTCAATGGATGGATAGAATATCCGGGTCAGACCAATCTATGCAAGGTGCTATCAGACAATCTGGCCCAGAACGATTAACTCGAGGTGAATTCCAAGGAACTCGAAGCAGCGCTATATCTCGAATGCAGCGGATGGCTTTACTTATCGGATATCAGTTCATGCAGGATATAGGAACTATGTTCGCTGTCCATACTCAACAATATATGACTAAGGATTCATTTGTAAGGATTTCCGGTAGATACGAGGAACAACTCCGTGCGCAGTTTGCAGGTGCGCAGAGAGCTATTGTGTCTCCACTGGATCTAGCTGTCAACTATGATTTGATAGTGAGAGATGGTTCTGTACCTGGAGGGAACTTTTCTGAAGCGTGGCTTCAGTTATTCAATACCATAGGGACTAACCAAGAACTATCTCAGCAATTTGATGTAACTAGAATTTTTATGTATATAGCTCAGCAGCTAGGAGCAAAGAACGTAGAAGACTTCAAACGTAACGTTGACAGAATTCAGCCTGTTAGTATGCCTGATGAAAAAGTTCTTAAGGAAGTCCAGGCTGGAAACATCATCCCTGTAGAGGAATAACCGATGTCAGATGATGATAAATATCTTGGCATAACTGTTAATGCTACTAGGGGACAGATAGAGGAATTCAAAGAATCTGTTCTCTGGGCAGACATAGTTAGAGAACTAGATTTCTGGTCTGAGGGATTCTCTATAGAATCAGATAACATAGTTGACAGAATATCAGGCGAGAATCTAACATCTGCTGCAGCACTAACTCTTATAGGGTCTATAGATGGTCGTAAGAGAGCTGTCAGCTACTTCAAACAAATTCTAGATGTCTTCCTTAGCATATTAAATTCTGAGGAGGATGAAGAGGAATCATCAGACGATTAAATGATTTAAACATCTTAAGGAGATTAAATCATGAACGAGGACGGGAAAAGAATGCAAGAGGAGCTGGATGCTATGGAGAAGGCTATGGAAGAACCTAAGTCTGGATTTGAGTCTTCTGAGGAGGCAGATAATGAGGAGCATGAGAAGTCTGCAGAAGAGTCTGAAGAATCTGAGAAGCATGAAGATTCTGAGAAGTCTACCTCCGAGCCAGAAAAACATGAGCCTGAAGAACCCGAGGCAGATGAATCTAAAGCAGAAGAGACTGAATCTGTTACAGAAGAAGCCGAATCAGAAGAACAGAAAGTCGATGATGAGGAACTTCGTAAACTTAGAGATGAGCTAGCTGCCAGAGATGCAGAGCTAAGTGCTCTGAGGGCAAAGTATGAGTCTAAGACTGACACCAGTTCTGAGGAAGAGGAGCAGAAACAAGAAGATCAGTCTGAGCAGGCCAAGCCGCCTGAGATTCCAGATGAGAACTTCCTTGACGATATAGACTTTGATGATCTTTCTGTAGACTCGGAAGTGTTCAATCAGCTTCTTAACAAGATTTACAAAAAGGCCAGATTAGAATCAATCAATGAGATTCGTCAACATGAAGAGATGCTGATTAGGTCCATCCCTGATATAGTCAGAAATAATCTGGCTGTATCTGCTAAGCTGAAGGAGGTCCATGATAAGTTCTATAGCGACAATGAAGACCTCGTTCCGTTTAAGAGAGTTGTAGGTGCAGTCTTTGAAGAACTCATAGCAGAGAATCCTGACAAGTCCTACGAAGAGCTTCTTCCTCAACTCAGCACTGATGTTCGTTCTAGACTGAATCTTTACAAAAATGCTGACAAGTCCAATGAGTCCGATGAGGTCCCTCCCAAGCTTCCTCGAGCGAAGGGAGGTCATCGACAGGTAAGTAAACCTGATACAGATCCACTCCTCAAGGAATTGGATGAGATGGATAAAGCACTAGGAATCGACTAACAAACTGGAGGTATAACTATGTTGGATGAACGGTTTGCACAGCATGATAAAATACCTGGAGATAAATTCGTAAACCTCGATGCTAATTATACGATAAGGAGTTGGGATTATGTAGTCAGAGCATCGGTTGATTCCGATTCTGGCAATATAGTCATTACACTTCCTCCTGTAGCTGAAGCCAGGGGAAGGTCTTATAGTATAGTCTGCCGTAGCGCTGCCGATGCTGCTACGATTACTGTCGAAGACAACAACAGCGACTCTGAAGCCTGGGGAGGCGACTATGTTCTCGATACTACTGGCGACAAAGTGCTCTGTCATTCTGACGGACTTACTTGGCATGTAGTCTCGAGTATCGCGTAAGCTAGGCTATCTAATCGATACTAACTATTTGGAGGTTCTACAATGTTTCTTGGAATGAGAGGGAATGGAGACTGGGTTGATGGCCAGCGACCTATGAACTGGCGTCAGAAGATACTTAAACTCTATCCTAATGGACAGGCTCCGCTAACGGCAATGCTGTCTATGATGGGTTCTTCTAGAGTAAGCGACTCTCAGTTCTACTGGTGGACTCAGGAGCAGACCGCAGTCAGTGGAGATGTTGCTAACATATATACAGATGCCGCTCTTGCTAATGCTTATGTCAGTGGTGGGGTGGCAGGAAACACTCTCTTCGTTCAGGTGACCGACAGTGGCGCATTTGAAAGGGTCCGCCAGGGTCACGTAGTGCTTCTCCGATGCACTTCTGACTACACTGTCGATGTAGTTGGTAAGGTTACTGAGGTCCATCGTGGAACGGACTACGAGGTCTATGCTGTCCGCCTACTCGAAGACGATGACAACTCGTCTAGTAATGACCTTTCCGACTGCGATGCCTTCAAGGTTATCGGAAACTCGAATCCCGAAGGTGGGGAGATGCCTGAGGCTATCGCCCTCAATCCTACGAAGGTATACAACTTCACTCAGATCTTTCGCACTCCTCTCTCCATCACGAGGACTGCTAGAAAGACTCGACTTCGCACGGATGACCAGTATCAGAAGGCTAAGGCAGAAGCTCTCGAAATGCATTCTTGGGAGATGGAGCTCGCTTTCTGGTGGGGTATTCGGACTGAGAATATAGGCGATAACGGAAAGCCTGAGCGTACTACTATGGGTGTTATCAACTTCATTCGTCAGTACATGCCGGCTAACTGTGACGACTACACTCTCAATACAGACTACGCTGGTAGCACCTGGACATCCGGTGGGGAAGACTGGTTCAAAGGTATGCTTGAGCAGATCTTCCGTTACGGTGCAGATCAGAAGATGGCCTTTGTCGGTTCGGGTTGTCTGCTTGCCATAGATCGTCTAGCTATGTCTGGTGGGCAGATCCAACTCGTCCCTGGAGCTAAAACTTACGGTATGCAGGTTCGTGAGTGGATAACTCCATTCGGCTCCATCTTCATGAAAACTCATCCTCTGTTCAGCTATGACGTTACTACCAGAAACATGATGGTAATTCTGGAGCCTAAGGAGCTTGAGTATTGTTACATAGACGATACCAGTTTCTACAAAGAATCTTCTTCGAAGGTTCACTCTGAAGGCTACGGTCAGCGGAGGATTGACGGAACTAATGAGGAATTCCTGACTGAGTGTGGGCTTGAATTCGGCTTGCCTCAAAAATGTGCTGTCCTCAATGGTTTCGGTCTGGACAACGAGTTGGCTTAAACTAACTACTTACTATCTGGCTGACTTGTCAAGAAGGCTTGTCAGCCAGATAATTAAATAATTTAACCATCTTTGTGAGGACTAGGTGAATGAAGTTACTCCAACTTAGACAAAAGTTCAGAGAACTTTCGGGACGATTCGACTTGGTCAATGAAGATGGGTCAGATAATGGAGCAGACTTCTTCATTCACGAAGGGCAAAAGTATCTTGACAGGTTAGACGAAACCCAGAAATCTCAGGCATCTTATTTCCGTCTTATAAACATAGGTGGTTCTGCAACATACTTCCCTTACTGCAGAGCTGTCAGAGAAGTCTGGGCTATGACTACCAGTGCTCGTTGGCAACTAGAGAAGAAGCCGCTCTATGAGTTGATACAGGACTATTTATCTGGTCCACCGTCTGAGCGTAACAGAGGTACTCCACTTTACTATTCTCCTGGGATATCTCGTTATATTCCTGAGGATTCTCGAGCCTCAGACTTTGAAGCATTTGCTGCTTGGGTTGAGATTCCTTCAGGGAATGCTCAGATTTATAATACAATCCTATTAAATGTTCCGACTAGTGAGAAGTTAGCTATAGAAATAAAGGGCTTGTTTTACTCTATTGAATTATCTAATGATGACGACGAGAACTATTGGTCCGCGAATCATCCTCTTCTTCTAATCTCTGCGGCTATGATGTATGTTGAGTCTGTAAACAGAAATACTCAAGGTGTAAATGATTGGGCAAACACTATACACATGCAGATTAAGCAGCTAGGAATGGACTTCGTTGAGGAAGACATAGCTGGTGTTACTCAGATGCAAGGATAGCCTAAAACGAGGTTTGATGCTATGCCTAGGAATTTAGTAGATCCAAATATGAGTTATGAACAGAAGGTTGAGAGACTCATCAAAATAGCTGAGCGATTAGCTAGGCGATCTAATAAAGTATCAGAAGCTATAATTACTCCATATCCAGTGTCCAATTGTATAGTTGGAGAATCTGTGTATGGAGAAATACTTCATTATATGTTTGCTTGTTCTGGAGTAATTCTGAAAGGTGGGCTGTTCTTAGACCACAAACCTAAAGATACAGTATCCATAGAACTATCTACCACTAACAAATCTGGTAGCATATCCAAGTCATATAATGTAAATAAGCAGGCTAATATCATAGAACCAAATATCGAAGTGTCTGATTGGGACAGGCTCGTCATATCTATGATACCTAGCGATGCGGAAGAAAACTTTACCAAGGTATGGGTTGGCATACTTTGGGTTCCTTCTATAGATAGTGTCAGTATAGAGCGTTTTCTCATCGATGCCTTGGATAAGCAAACTATCGAGGATTTGTAGCTATGCCAGCCAAATCAAAGAAGCAGCGAAGACTAATGGCTATAGCAGAGCATCATCCTGAGAAACTTCAAAGCAAGAATGCTTCGGTTTTGAAGATGTCTAAGCAACAGCTACATGACTTCGCTGCCACCTCGGAAAGTAAGCTTCCTAAAAGGAAGGGTCACCACTCTGCGTTCGATGGGTCCTTTATATCTTTACGTAAAGCCAGATTTGATATAACTGAGTAGGTAATCCACAATGCGTGAGTTTGAACTTGTTATAGATGAAGCTCTCCGTAATGGATTAAGTCCATTTAGATCTACTCCATTTAATACTCCGCTGTTGAAGGAGTGTCTTGGATATAGATTAGGAGACATGGGTCTGGATGAGTATCGCATTAAAGGGCATCCGCTTAGCGTGGACTTATGCTACAATTGGCCTTTTCCTCAGGTTATATCAGGAGAAAACTACGACATTTTGGTCATCAGAGATACTTCAGAGCTCAAAGGAGACGTGGTATACTCAATACGTTATATACATAGTAATGAGTCATTCATAGCTTTAATACCATTTTCTCAATACGGTACTGGAACCTTAATGGAAGTTGCTGACTTCGGAAAGTATATATTTATGACTAATGGAGCAGCAATGATCTATCGAGATCCGACAACTAACTTGTGGGTCAAGATGTCATCGAGCACTGCAGCGGTTCCTAGACTCAGAACAATCTGTAATTTTAAAGGGCAGCTTGTCGGTGGACATGTTGTAGATGTTTGGCATGACTGTGATGATAAGTTCTATGTATGGAGCAAGATAGGTCAAGTAGACTTTACTCCAGATGAGTATAACTTAGCCGGGTATCGCAGGGACCCCTTCGGTGGAGAAGTTTATCATGTTAGAAGATTAGGCGATGACTGCATAGGATACTCAGCTGAAGGGATAACCCTTATCAAGCCGGTCTCGGAACCTGCTCCTACATTTGGATTCTATGAACTAAGTAATATCGGATTAAGGAATCGAGGAGCCATAGGTGGTGATCTTAATCGGCAAGTATATGTAGGTGAAGATAATATCTTAAGGGAAGTTACCAAGCAGGGAGTTAAGGAACTAGGCTACGAGTACTTTCTGAATAAAATCACTGAGGATATTATAGTTACCTATGACAGAAAGTATGGAGATTTCTATATTGGAGATAGCAACAAAACATTCTTGCTAACTTCCAAAGGCCTCACCGAAATCCCTCAGCATCCATCAGCAGTGTGGAGAAGGGATGGTGAGACTTACATGCTCCCGTCAACTACGAATACTTATCAGCCGTTGATAGTAACTCAACCATTCGATATGGGATACCCTGGACAGAAAACCATATTCGAGGTGGAGACCGACTTACTAGCGACTGATGGAGAGGTTGCTATAGATTACTACACCAACCCAACATCTTATGGAACCACTCCATATATACCTCTGAATCATCAGAACATAGCTACTACTATAGCTAGCGGAAATATCTTCTCAATCAGGCTAAGGTGTAGCTCTGACTATAACGGTATAAAAGTTGGATATATAAAAGTCCGTTATAAGATGACAGACCTGCGCGGTATACGAGGCATGTTTGCTATGCCTCAAGGAGGACAAAACTAGATGTTAGTACAGCTTCTACCAGATCAGATATCCAAGTTCTGGGGTATACTGAAATACTCCCTTTACGAAGCCCCTCCTCTTACTGCCAATCTCAGCTACGATGATTGGGCTAATAGAATTCTGAGACAGGCTTTAAGCGGTCAAATAGAAGTTTGGGCTTCTTACACTAAAGACGATGAGTTGGTATTTGAAGGTATAATGCTAACTACATTTCTCTATGACCCGCTTATAGATGTAAGAGATTTACTAATCTATTATATCTACGGATATGGAGATATTAGTCAAGAGTCCAAACGAGCGGCTTTGAGGACTATAGCTAAATATGCTAAGAGCAGGGATTGTAGAAGAATTACAGCTTATACAAATGAGCCAGCTGTAGTATCTCTGGTTAAGCGTATGGGAGGGGATGCTAGCATAACGTTTATAACCTTTAATGTAGAGGACCTGCTTTGAAGATATATAGGAAAGTAGTTATCAGTGGCGATGGGGAGATTGTAGAGGAAGTCAGCTACGAATACAATGGGCCTATCGACCAATGTCTTGGAGGCTCCAGTGGCGGTGGAGGTGGTGGATCTGGTGCTGTTAGTTATCCTTCGTATATGCAGAACTGGCATGGCGCTGCGCTAGGTCAAGGTGCGTTCAACCCTACAATGACAACTGTTATGAACTCAGCTCTTGGTAATTCTCCTTGGACTGGGCAAGCTGCATATAATCCGAATACAGATACATCTATGATGATTACATCTGTAGAGGATCTCCAGGACTTGGTTAATTTGCTGAGTTCTAGTACACCTCTTAATTCGTTGGTAGCTAATGTTCTAAGTGAGTCTAGAATTGATGATGCTGTGGACGAGTTCTCAGCCGATGCTCTTGCTAGAATAGACAGTGAGATTATTCCTCGGTTTGAGCGTGGGATGCAGGACATTAATGCTGTAGTGTCGTCAGCCTTCGTTATTGGAAGAGCTCTAATTATGGAGAATTCGAATCGTCAGATATCTAAGTACTCAGCAGATCTTCATATGAGAGCTTTTTCTGAAGATGCTTTGAAGATTATTCAGATGAAGCTTGACTACCAACGTATGGCTTCTACACTAACCTCCGAGGTTTATCGTATTAAGATGGTAGCTAAGAAGGAAGAGAACGATCTTAACATAAAGATAGATGAAGAGGATGCTAAGTGGGATCTTGAAGTATTCCAATATGGGTCCAATCTGTTAGCATCTATAGGTGGTGGGACAGTCAATCCTCAGAAGCAGTCTATATCTACCGCTCAGTCTGTAATAGGTGGAGCTCTAAGCGGAGCAGCCGCTGGAGCTATGGTTGGAGCTGAGATAGGAGCAGTCGGAGGACCCTTAGGCGGACTAATTGGTGCTATACTGGGAGGGGCATCCGGGCTCCTTTAATTAAGATGATTAAATAATTTGAATATCTGCTTGTATATCGGGAGGATTTCAATGCCTATATCAGATACATTAAACAGTATATTTGGAAATAAGCTTCTTATGCAGTACCTCTCCGGTGCTGGAGGAGCTATTAGTTCCGGGCAACCTATAGGAGCTGCATTAAATAAAATTACTCAGCAGAGTATATCTGCACAAGGTCAAGCAGCTCTCAATAAAAAATATATTGAGATACTGTCAAATATGCTTGGAGGTAAGATTCCAGAAGGTGGTTCCTTTAAACTTACCTCCGACTCCAAGGGTATCAAGCACGAGATGTTTGTGCCTAAGCTTGACCCATCTCCAGAAATAGCTGCAGATATGATGAGTGGAAACTTCCTAAACCCTTCAAGTAGCTCGTCTGTTGGTGCCTCAGATGAGCCTGGAGTAACAACGGCACCTGCAGCTGTATCACCTGATATACCTACACCCACATCTGCACCTACACCTATACCTACGCCTGCATCTACTGACGTAGCTAGTCCTTTGACTATGCCAGATATGTCTGCTAGTGACTTAGCAGGGCTGTCTGCCGCTGATGTATCTAGAGCTTTATCAGGAGCTCTTGGTGTAGCCGAATTGAAGCAGAAGATGAGAGTAGACCCATTAGATGCAGCCTACAAAAGGGCACTGATTAGACAGATTGATACAGGGATAGCTGCTAAGACACCTGTGTATGTAGATCCTGCAACTGGTATAGGATACAATGTTGACCAGTACACTAAACTTATGGATCTAAATAGAAAGCAGCGGAAAGATTTTACAGACGGAGTTCTTAATTCAGTTAGAGCATTAGGACTTATCCGAGAGAATGCTCCATTCTATAAAATCCCTGGTAGTGACATAGAACTTACTTTTGACCAGACTATGGACTACTTGAAGATGAGTAGAGAGGAGCAAGACTCATTTGTGGAAAGGAATCTTAAGAGAGCTAGAACTAAGAAAATAGCCACCGAGATTGCGGATAGTAGGAAGATCTATGAAGTTCCGGGAGTGGACATAAAACTCAACCGGGCTGAGTATCTAGCATTCAAGAAACTAGCTATAACCGAGAGAACTGCTGCAGCTAAGAATTATGAGCTGGCTAAGAAGGAAGGTTATGAAGGAAGCTTTGTCGACTTCCTCGATATGGCCAAGACAACTCATATGAAGGATTATCTAGCAGCTAAAGAGAGCGGATACAAAGGGAGTTTCCATGAATGGCTGTATGAAATGGCTAGAGCTGGAGCCTTGAGTGTCGTTGAGGTTGTAGCTCGTAAAGAAGCTCTTGGTAAACAAGATATTAAACAGTATGTAGCTAGTCCTACTGGACTAGCGAAGGATATAGCTGCCAGCATTGGAGCTAATGACTTCCAGAATGACTTGTTTATTCATATGGAAGATCCCAACTATCGGTCTACTGCGATAGTTAGATTGATAGAGGGGAAGCTAGCTACACTAGGTGAGGTAACACCAAAATCCTGGATAGGTAACATAGTTACATGGGAAATCGAATATCCTGATGGAACTTCTGAGGAGTTTAGATATGCCGTCGGCCCTCAACCTACTCCAAAGTAAGCCAAAGACTGTCAAATCCGCGCTTGATTTAGTAGGTCAACCTAAGTCTGCGTTGGACTTAAATAAGCGGGCTACTGAGCCTTTTGACTCTATAGACCCAATATACACCACTTCCGATGACCAGAGGGACTTGAGATATCGAGAGGTAAGCCCTACTCCTATGCCTCCTCAAACCGTCCAACCTGTTGAAGCACCTCCTCGACCTACTCCAAAAATTAGCCGAGCTCCTGAAGCGTCTACCTGGGATGCATTCTCTAGATGGTTTCATTCTCCCAATATAGATAAGGATAAGGCTGCCAATATACTTGCTATATCTGACAAGACAGGTCTTTCTCCTAATGAGGTTCTTAGAAACTATGATGAGATAGTCCCGCAGCTTATACCTGGAGCACTTACCACAAAGGGTTTTTATAAGAATGTGGTAGATACTGGAATGGGTATAGGAATAGGAGTTGGGTTGATTACTAATCCTATAGCTACTGCTACAGCGCTAGGAGCATTCTTTGGATTAGACGAACTAGAAAATCTGGTGGTATCTAAGCTTACTGATAAACCTTATGAATTTCAGAAAGGAAGAGGTCTTGCTGACCTGCTTCTAGCTGAAGGTCTTTCCAGGGATGCACTAGATGTTCTTGACTTTCTCTGGAAAGGTGTAGCAGCTGGAACGGTATCTAAGGCTGGAAGGAACTTGTTGAGAAGCGTGGTTAGCAGACTAACTAGTAAAGAAGCTAAGATAAAGTTTATTAATGAAGTTTCTAAGGACATAAAAGAGACTGGAAAGTCTGTAGAAGAGGCTGTGGAAGGTGCAGCAAGAAAGACTGAACCTATTGGGGATATTAAGTTAGACCAAGTTAGAGAACAGATTCGGCAGACTGATGAATTCAGAGAAGGTGCTGCCGAATTAGATAGTGCTGTGCAGACTAAGATCTCAGAATTATTTAATATACCAAAGACGGAAGTTAAATCAGTCTGGGATGCGGAGGTGCAGAGACGGAAAGCTTTAAAGGAGCACTCAAATCTTGCCGAAGAAGGGTCTTTGATGAGGCAGGCTCAGGAATCTCCTGATTATAAGCCTGTTGGTAAGATTGTAGAATATACCAAAGAGGATGATGGCCTTGGAGGAACTTTCTACTCTGAGGAATCTGGGTTCCCGAGGATATCTATAAATCCTAAGTTAGTTATAGACTTTGTTAAGACCTTGCCTCAAGAAGTTCCTCATTTACGAGGAGCTTCTCCAAAAGAGATAGTTAGATCTGTTAAAACTCATGAAGGGATGCATCAAGTATTCTCCGCTCTAGGGATTAAGTATGAAGAGCCTGGAGGATTTAGTGCGTCTAGAGAAAAAGTTACAGGTATGTGGAAGTCTCTAGAAAGCGATATCAGAACCTTACTCGGAGACGAGTCTGTAAATATAGAACTCGAACTGTCGTCAGTTCTTAAGGAGCCTTTCGAACTCTGTGTACTGGAGATGGTAGCTAGATCGAGAGAAATTCCTTACAGGTTGGCTAAGAAGATGGGAAAGGAGCAGTATAGTGCATGGAAAAGAATAAGAGATTACTTTGTAAAGCCGATAGCTAAATCTGATTCTATGGTAGAAACTGAAGGTGTTCCGGAGTTCATCTTTACTAGCAAAAAAGGAAATGTTTATAAGAAGATAGGAGATACTTGGTATAACAAAGAAGGTAAAAAAGTCAATAACAAGTTTGTTATAAACGCTGCTGAAAAGGGAAAGGTGTCTAGTACAGATACCGTTGTTGATACTAGTGATCTTGTAGAAGCTACCTTCACTAGTAAAAAGGGAAATGTCTATGAGAAGAAGGGAGGTCTGTGGTATAGTAAAGATGGGAAGAAGATTAACAACAAGGCCGTTATAAATGCTGCTGAGAGGGGCAAAGTACTCAGTGAACCAGCCAAAGCTAAACCTGAAGAACTAATCCCGGATATACCGATATCTGAAGATCCTTCAGTGTCTGAAGTATCTAAACCTAAAGACCTTGTTCCTATATCAAGTACAGAGCAGTCAAGGGCGCTTGTTGAAGTACGTAGAAAGGAGCCCGTTGACCCTCTATATCTCAAGGCAAGGATAGTAGATAAAGAAGATAGAGAAGCTATGAAGTTCAGATTTGGAGAGGCATCTAAAAGACTCGCTGCAGAATTAAGAAGGCTATTTCTTAGTCGGTCTGCTAATATAAGAATGGGATTACTAAATAAGTTAGGTGATGAGGGCTATAAGATTGTTCAGAAGATGAGCCTTGCGAAAGGTGCTGGGTCGTTAGCTGCTAGAAAACTTAAGGATATGGAGAAGGTTGTCTTTGGAGGGCTATCTAAAAAAGAAGGAAGACTCCTAGACGATCTTATATTCCGTGCTAGAATTGTAGATATAGCTAAATATAAAACGGCTAAGGAATTTAGAGAATTAGATAAGTATACTCCTGAAGAATCTCTAATATTTCTTAGAGACTTCGGAAAGAACGAGGGTTTGTCTTCAGAGAGAGCATACGAACTTTATCATGTTAATGAGGATGGATCTATAGGGGGTAGGGTTGGAGCATATTTCAACAGTATGAAGGAAGTGTTAAAAGATATGTTGGATTCTGGATTAATAAGTGCAGATGAGTTCGATAAGCTATCTTCGCATAATTATAGACGTCTGGAAGTGGCTGAGGTTTTCGACAAGAAAGTTCCTTCGATAACTAAGAAAGGAATGAGTGTATATGATTCTGGTGTCGAGTCCCTCGCAAAGGGTAGGTCTACTACTATATTTGAGAGAGATGCAAGGATTATGGCTCTTGAAGTATATAACAGAGCATATAGAAGAAT